CTTGTGGGTCTATCCTTGTTCTCACCATGAGTCGAACGCCGAATGGCACCGATATATTTATGTTATCGGGAGAGCATAATTAGCGTTCAACTTGGATATGATGAAACTAAAAGTAAATGAAAGAATCTTTATGATCCTTACTTCTACTAATAGGATACATCAAATACAGGTTGAAGACTCTTGGATTGAGTACAAGACACTATTCCACAAGTCCCTAAAGGACCATGGAAAGGTGTATACTCTTGGTAAATATAAGGAAGCTTATACCTTTTTGGTACAAACTTTCTTAGAATTCACACCCAAGCCATTACCTTACTCCAAGATAGATATTCATGGGATACCTAAAATTCTGTGGCCTTTACGGTCACTTATTTTAGACAAAGATAGTGGTAATAATAAGAGAATTTTACTTACTATTACTAAGATCTTCCAAACCATTAGATTACCTATCAATCCAGATTTCTCTAAAATTACTGATAAAGGCATGGAGTTATCTCCAGGCTTTATTAATGAATTTAAGAGTTATGTGAAGAGATGGGTATCTCGTGTAATAAAACCCAATGATTTGCTATTAAATTCAAGAGAATTAGTTACGTCAATGAAAGCTGGACCTAATGGTCAAGCCTTGACTTCCAGTTCAATTGATTTAATGGCTCTCCACCAAAATCCTCAACTTCTTAATAGTATTAAGACACTTAATACCCAGATGGGTAACGAGTGGAAGAATACTATGATGGAAGCTAATGTTCTTGATGGAGATAATTTTGGTAATACTACTTCCAAGCTGGGTTTCATACCAGAAGGAGGTGGTAAGACTAGAATTATAGCCATTGGAGATTATTGGTCTCAGCTCAGTTTAAAACCCCTTCACCATTCTCTTATGAGAATTTTGAAAAGACTTCAAACTGACGCAACCTATGATCAAAATCTTGGGTTTGATAGGATAAGAAAAGAATCCCTAGGGAAGAAGACTTTTTGCTTCGACCTTTCTGGAGCTTCTGATCGAATTCCTATCTTACTTCAGAAGATTGTCATAGAAGAGATCTTTGGATCCATGATTGCTGATTCTTGGAAGGATGTAATGGTAGCTCGTTCCTTTTCATCCATTTATGGAAATGTTAGGTGGGAAGTTGGTCAACCTTTAGGTTTTCTTTCTTCTTGGCC